CGTTACGCCACACGGCAACTGGTCGATCTGATTCCGAAGATTTACGACACGCAACGCATTGCGCGGATTATCGGCATGGACGGCGAAACCGACCAAGCCATGATCGACCCGATGCAACCGATGCCGGTCAAGAAAATTCAAGACGAACAAGGCATTGTCATCAAAAAGATTTACAACCCCAACGTCGGCAAATACGACGTGGCGGTGACGACCGGCCCGAGCTACATGACCAAACGGCAGGAATCGCTGGACGCGATGGCGCAACTGCTGCAAGGCAACCCGCAATTGTGGGCGGTGGCCGGCGACCTGTTCATCAAGCACATGGATTGGCCGGGCGCGCAGGAAATGGCAGCGCGGTTTGCCAAGACCATCGACCCAAAATTGCTCGCAACCGGCGACGAATCGCCCGAACTGCAAGCGGCCAAGATGCAGATGCAGGCGATGGCACAAGAAATGGAACAAATGCACGGCATGTTGCAAAATGTCAGCAAATCCATCGAAGCGCAAGAGATGCAGGTCAAGCAGTTCGACAGCCAAGTCAAGGCTTACGACGCGGAAACCAAACGCATCAGCGCGGTGCAGGCCGGAATGTCGCCCGAACAGATTCAAGATATAGTTATGGGCACCGTGCATGGCATGATCACCTCGGGCGATCTGGTCACCGAGATGCCAGGGCGTGACATTGATATGCCCGGTATGCCAGAAATGCCGCAAGAGGGCATGGAACAGATGATGCCGCCGCAAGGTATGCCGCCTCAAATGCCACCGATGGGAGTTCCGCAATGAAGTGCGCCGATTTCGTAGGGATGCTGTTCTTAGCTCGGGATGTGGCGCATAGCGTCCATCTAAACACCCGCAGCTATTCCAAGCATGTAGCCTTGAACATCTTTTATGATCGTATTGTAGGCGCGGCAGACGATTTCACGGAAGCCTACCAAGGGCGGCATGGTTTGATCGGCCCGATCTCGCTCATGTCGGCCAAGAAAACCGCCAACATTATTGAGTTTTTGGAAGATCAATTGAAAGAAATTGAAAACGCAAGGTATGATATTGTGGATAAGTCTGACACTTCGTTGCAGCAGCTTATCGACAACATTATTGAGATATACCTTCGCACGCTCTACAAACTTCGCTTTCTAGCTTGAGGTAAATCATGTCAGCCAACTATAAAAGTATCAGCGCCACCAATCAAGTCAAGATCGGTCTTACGGTCTTGAAAGGCATTTTTGTCAGCGCCGCATCGTCAACGCCGACGATTACGGTATACGATTCCGGCACCGCGTCTAACACTGACCCAACCATATTGGGCGTGTTTACTCCCGTAGCGGCAGGTAATTACCTGTTTACCGCAATGGGCATCACGGCAAGCAAAGGACTTTACGTTGTCATATCGGGAACGGTAGTGGCAACTATTATTTACGAATAACCGCACTGGCGCGGCACGCCAGGGATTCCAAGGAATCAAGCCATGTCTGACGAAGTAATAGCGGAACAACCCGCGCCGGAACAGGTCGCAACGGCTGCGCCTGAACCCGTAGTAAATGCGCCGGAAGCAGCAGAAGCATCCGAAGGTGACGTTAAGGAAACTCCGAAGGTATTTACCCAAGAGGATCTAGACGCAGCCATCGGCAAGAGGCTTGCAAGAGAACAAAGAAAGTGGGAGCGCGAAGCAAGGCAGGCCGAAGCACCAAAGCCCGTCCCTGTAGAGCATGTGAAGCCGGAACAGTTTACGACGACCGAGGAATACGTTGATGCCTTGACGACTTCCAAAGCCGCGCAGATTGTCCAGCAGCAACAGTTTGCGAAACAGCAACAGGAATTGTTGGGGAACTATCACGACAAGGAAGAAGATGCGCGGAGTAAATACGAGGACTTTGAACAAGTCGCGTACAACCCCAAGCTACCAATTACTGATGTGATGGCCCAGACAATTCAAGCCTCGGATAACGGCCCCGATATTGCATACTATCTCGGCACAAACCCCAAGGAAGCTGACCGCATTGCTCGACTTCAACCGTTCTTGCAGGCAAAAGAAATAGGAAAATTGGAAGCGAAAATTGCTTCTGAACCCGTTACAAAACGCACATCCAGCGCACCTGCGCCGATTTCACCTGTCACAGCTCGCGGGGGTCAATCCAGCGGTTTTGATACCACTGATCCAAGGTCAATTAAAACAATGACCACAACTCAGTGGATTGAAGCTGAGAGAGCCAGACAAGTGAAAAAGCAGGAAGCTAGGAACCGCTAATTACTTTTTAGGAGTTTTTCATGGCTAACAGCCTATTGACCATTGATATGATTACCCGGAAGTCTCTGGAGATTCTGGAGAACAACCTCGTAATTTCACGTAACGTGAACAAAGAATACGACGACAGCTTTGCTGTTGAAGGTGCCAAGATTGGTTCGACCCTGCGGATTCGTCTGCCGGATCGCGCTCTGGTAACCGACGGTGCCGCCCTGCAAGTTCAGGACGACAACGAGCAATACACCACGCTGACCGTTTCCAGCCAAAAGCACATCGGCATTAACTTTACCTCTGCCGAACTGACCATGCAGTTGGACGACTTCGCGGAACGTGTTCTGAAGCCGCGTATCAGCCAATTGGCGTCGAGTGTTGATGCTGACGTTGCCAACGCTTACAAGTCAATCTACGCTTCGGTAGGCACTCCTGGCACCACGCCTGCCACCGCGTTGGTTCTGCTGCAAGCGCAACAGAAGCTGAATGAATCCGCTACCCCAATGTCGCCGCGTTACGCGACCGTAAACCCTGCCGCTAATGCTGGCCTGGTCAACGGCATGACCGGTTTCTTTAACCCGACGGGCACGATTTCCCGCCAGTTCAAAACCGGCATGATGGGTGAGGGTGTTCTTGGCTACGACGAAATGAACATGTCGCAGTCGATTGTCAACCACACCACGGGTAGCCAGCCGGTTGCGCCGATCTGCGCGTCCACTGTTCCTTCGACGCAAGGTGCAACCACGCTGGACATTACGTACACCAGCGGCACCAAGACCATCAAGCAAGGCGATGTGTTTACCATTGCTGGCGTGTATGCGGTTAACCCGCAAACCCGTCTTAGCACTGGTAGCCTGCAACAGTTTGTCGTGACTGCTGATCAAACCCTGACCAGCACTTCGGCTACTATTGCTTTCCAGCCGCCGATGTACACTGCTGCTAATGCGTTGGCTACCGTTGATGCGTTCCCGGCGGCTTCGGCTGCGCTGGTGTTTTTGGGTACCGCGTCCACCACCTACCCGCAAAACTTGGTCTACGGGAAAAATGCAATAACGCTCGCAACGGCTGACCTCTTGCTACCGCAAGGGGTGGACATGGCTTCGCGTCAAGTGCATAACGGTATCTCGATGCGTATCGTGCGTCAGTACGATATCAACAACGACCGTATGCCTTGCCGTGTCGATGTGCTGTATGGCTACTCAGTCATTCGCCCAACGATGGCCTGCCGTATCTGGGGTTGATAAAACTGCTCCCGCCTCGCGCGGGGGCATCTTAATTTTTAGGAGAAACAATCATGGCACTTCCTTCAGTTGGTGGCGGCTATCAGTACACTGATGGCAATCAAAACGAGCAGGTAATGGAAACCCAAGCAGCGCCGCAAACGGCAACCGCAACGGCAACGCTGACTGTTGCTCAAGTCACTGGTGGGCTTTTGGTGTGCGATCCGTCCACCTCGGCGGCGTCCTACACGATGCCTACGGCGGCGGCGATTGACGCGGTAATGACCAACATGAAAACCAATAGTTGTTTTCTGTTGAACGTGGTTAACCTTGGCACTTCGTCCGGGATTCTGACGTTTGTGGTCGGCACCGGCATCACTTCGGTTGGTAACCTTTTGGTTGCTATCACCGGCAGTGCGGCTGGCGTGGGTGGTGCGGCTCAGTTCCTGTTCCGCAAAACCGGCACTGCTGCGTATTCAGTGTATCGGATAGCCTAAGCAATAACACCTCGCGGTGTAACAGCCGCGAGGTGGTTTTTAAGGAATATCATGGTCATCTACATGCGGCACCCCCTTCACGGTAACAAGGTCGCGATAGCAGAGGCCGAAGCTGAAGCTGACGAAAAGAACGGTTGGGAACGGTATACGTTAGAATCTACGGAACCGGAATCGGAATCCGTAAACGAATTGGCAAAACCTCGCGGCAGACCACGTAAGGAGCTTGCGGCATGACAACCACGGCTGGCGATCAGATTAATGGGGCGCTGCGGCTGATTGGTCAATTGGCCGAAGGTGAAACCCCATCAGCGGCGACTTCGCAGGACTCTCTGACCGCGATGAACCAGATGCTCGATAGCTGGTCGTCTGAGCGTCTGTCCGTGTTCTCGACGCAAGACCAAGTGTTTACTTGGACGCAAGGGTATATTTCACGGACTCTTGGCCCGACGGGTAATTTTGTGGGTAATCGTCCGGTGCTTTTGGACGATGCAACTTACTTCCGCGACCCGTCAAACAACATCAGTTTTGGCATCAAGATTATCAACCAGCAGCAGTACGACGGGATTGCGGTTAAAACCGTTACTTCGACGTACCCGCAAGTGCTGTGGATCAACATGGACATGCCGAACGTGTCCATGTATATCTATCCGGTGCCAACTAAAGCGTTGGAATGGCATTTTATTAGCGTCACTGAGCTGGTTGAACCGGCTACGCTAGCGACCTCGTTAATTATCCCGCCAGGATACCTTCGGGCGTTTCGATTTAACCTGGCGTGTGAGATTGCCGCTGAGTTTGGCGTAGAGCCGCCACCCTCAGTGCAACGAATTGCTATGTCGAGCAAGCGCAACATCAAGCGCATCAATAACCCCGACGACGTAATGAGCCTGCCGTATAGCATCGTGGCGACTCGCCAGCGGTTTAACATTTACGCAGGAAATTACTAACATGGCTAATATCGCTATATCCGCATTACCCGTTGCCACTTCGCAAGCTGGCGCCGATGTGTTGCCGATCGTGCAAGCAACGACCAGCACGACAAAACAACTGTCGGTCACCAATCTGTTCACCAGCCCGACGTTTGTTACGCCTGCACTGGGAACGGTTGCTAGCGGCAACATCAGCGCATGTACTAGCACCTCAATGGTCATGGTGACGCCGGTATTGGGCACGCCGACCAGCGGCAATTTGTCAAATTGCACCAGCACCTCAATGGCGTTGACCACACCGGTGATCGGTGCGGCTACCGGCACCAGCCTTAGCACGACGGGCAACCAGGTCATCAGCAGCACCGGCAAACATGGCTACGCAACGGGATCTGGCGGCACCGTTACCCAAGCCACTAGCAAATCTACTGGCGTGACGTTGAGCAAATCAACCGGCCAGATTACGCTGAACAATGCGGCACTTGCCGCAGATACCACGGTCAGCTTTACTCTGACCAACACCGTTATTGAAGCTGGTGACATTCTGATAATGAACCACATCAGCGCAGGCACTGCGGGTTCTTACCTGCTCAATGCCCAATCTGCTGCGGGTACAGCCAGCATTAACGTAAGGAATATTACTGCCGGTTCGTTATCTGAGGCCATTGTGATTGCGTTTGCAGTCATCAAAGCGGTCACGGCGTAATTGAAAACGCCCATCCTTGGCGGCAGCTATGTCGCTCGGTCAATCAATGCGGCAGATAACCGCATGGTCAACCTATTTCCCGAAGCGATACCGGAAGGTAGCGGCGGGAAAGAGGCGGGCTTCCTGCTGCGGTGTCCTGGCCTGCGCTTGGTGGCAACGGTTGGCGATGGCCCGATTCGCGGCCTGTGGGTAACCAACGGCATTGCCTACGTGGTGTCGGGCAGTGAGTTCTACAGCCTTGACACCAACTGGACGGCAACACTAATCGGCACCGTATCCGGCACAGGGCCGGTCAGCATGGCCGACAACGGCACGCAGATATTCATTGCTTGCAACCCCCTCAGTTACATCTACAACACGTCCACAGCCGTGTTTGGGCAGATTACAGACCCTGATTTCCCCGGTGCGGGATCTGTAGGCTACCTTGATGGATACTTTGTATTCAACGAACCGGACACGCAAAAGTTTTGGGTGACCAGTCTGCTTGATGGCACGTCCATCGACCCGTTGGATTTTGCCAGTGCCGAAGGCTATCCCGACAACGTAATTGCGCTGATCGTAGACCACCGCGAGATATTCCTGTTTGGGAATACTAGCGTTGAGGTCTGGTATGACGCCGGAACGCCCGACTTCCCCCTGGCGCGGATTCAAGGTGCCTTTATGGAAGTAGGCTGCGCTGCTGCGTATTCGGTTGCCAAGCTGGACAACAGCGTGTTCTGGCTAGGATCGGATGCCCGAGGCCGTGGAATTGTTTATCGGGCGAACGGCTACACGCCAGCGCGGATCTCGACCAATGCGGTTGAATACGCCATTCAGAGCTATGGCAACATTACAGACGCTATTGCCTACACCTACCAGCAGGACGGTCACCCGTTTTACGTGCTGATATTTCCCTCGGCACAAGCCACATGGGTGTATGACGTATCCACGCAATTGTGGCACGAACGCGCTGGTTTTGAAAACGGGCAATTTGTCCGGCACCGCAGCAACTGCCAAATGTCGTTTAACAGCGAGGTTGTGGTTGGAGACTACGAGGATGGGCGGCTGTATGCTTTCGATCTAGACGTTTACGCCGATGACGATCAGACACAAAAATGGTTGCGGTCATGGAGAGCCTTACCAACCGGCCAAAACAACCTCAAACGTAGCGCCCATCACAGTCTACAGCTCGACGCCGAAACGGGTGTTGGCCTTAACGATTATCCGGCTTATGCGGGGGAAGATTTAGCCACCGAATCCGATAACGTGATTGTGGCCGAATTTGTGCAGGGTTACTTGACCACGCAAGGCGGTAACCAGCTAGTTACTGAGGCCGGTGACGGTAACGAACCGCTGGTGACTCAAGTGCAGCCTGCCGAGGATTACAACGGCTATGCGCTAGAAACCGAGGACTACACCGCTGCACCGGGTTACGATCCGCAAGTCATGCTGCGCTGGTCGGACGACGCGGGGCATACGTGGTCAAACGAACACTGGAACTCGATGGGCAAGCTCGGCACCTACGGCACCCGCACCATCTGGCGGCGGCTCGGCATGACTGAAAAAATACGCGACAGGGTGTATGAGGTGTCCGGCACAGATCCTGTGAAAATTGCCATTATGGGCGCTGAACTGTTTGTCACCCCGACGAGTAGCTAGTGGCTAATAGCCTCAACATCACTAATATCCCCGCGCCTCGGGTGCCGTTTATTGACGAGCGCACCGGCCTCATGGCGCGGGAATGGTATCGGTTTTTTCTTAATTTGTTTGTTTTGACGGGTAGCGGCAACAACCCCATCACGTTGGAAGAATTGCAACTTGGGCCACCCAACCAACCCGACTTGGCCGAGCTGCTGATTCAGGTCAATCAGAACATCGCCCCGCAATACGAAGATCAATCAGGCGACTTTTTAGCCACGCTCGACACCGCGCAGCTCATGTCGATGATGTCGCGGTTTGAGAACGCTGAAGCCGCCATCCAGGGGGCGTATCTTCAGCCACCGCAGCTACCGGTTGATGGCGTCTATGTGGTCGGCCCCGGCAGCTCAACCGACAACGCGGTTGCGCGGTTTGACGGCACTACCGGAAAGCTAATACAGAATTCTGTTACCACCATAGACGACACCGGCAATGCCTCTGGAATTCTGTCGCAACAATTTTCTGACGGCGCTGCGGTAACTCTGGCGGCGGGCAAGATGTGGTACGACGGAACTACCGGTGCTTGGAACGCCGGTATGGGTAACGGCAACATTACCCAACAGATCGGCGAGGAAATTTTTGTATACGGCAAGGCGTCTGCGGCCATTACTGATTCCCCGCTTCAAATCATCTATCACACGGGCGTTGTAGGGGCCAGCGGCGTTATTACGTTTGCCCCCACAATTGCGGGGATTACAGACGTTAACGCAATTATTGGTGTAGCTACCGAATCCTTGGCCCTTAACGGTTTTGGGCGTGCTACCGTGTTTGGCGTGGTGCGCGGCATTACAACCAACGGCACTGCTTTTGGCGAGGTGTGGGCTGACGATGATGTTATTTGGTACAACCCCGTAACAGGCAACCCCACTAAAGTTGAGCCTGTTGCACCCTACATTAAGGTGCAAGTTGGCCTTGTAATTAAAGCGGGCGCGGGCGGTTCTGGTTCTTTTCAAGTGGGTATTGCACGAGGTTCAAAACTTGGCGGCACAGACTCCAATGTGCAATTTGGCGCACTTGCTAACAACAATCTGATTGCATACGACAGCGCCGCTGGCTACTGGAAGAACGTCACCGCCAGTTCAATAGGGCTTGGCACTGTGTCCAGCGTGTCGGTGGTGTCCGCCAACGGGTTGGCCGGAACCGTAGCCACCGCAACAACAACCCCGGCGATCACGCTGTCCACGACCATCACCGGGGTGCTAAAAGGCAACGGCACCGCGATCAGCGCCGCCGCCAGCGGCACAGACTACGCGCCCGCGACCAGCGGCACGTCAATATTGTACGGTAACGGATCGGGCGGGTTTTCTAACGTCACGATTGGCACCGGCGTTTCGTTTGCCGCTGGCACGTTGTCAGCGACCGGATCTGGCGGCACCGTCACCAGCGTGACCGGCACCGCGCCGGTGGTCAGCTCGGGCGGCACTACGCCAGCGATTTCGATGGCGGCTGCCACAACAAGCGTTAATGGTTACCTGACCAGCACCGATTGGACGACCTTCAACAGCAAACAGGCCGCGCTGGTCAGCGGCACCAACATCAAGACGGTCAACGGCACGACACTGCTCGGCTCGGGCGATCTTGGCACGATCACCTATGCTTACGGCGGCACCGGCCAAACAACCGTCACAACCGGCGATCTGCTCTACGGCTCGGCATCAAATGTCTGGTCAAAACTTGGTATTGGCACCACAGGACAGATTTTGCGTGTTGTGTCCGGCGCACCGGCCTGGGGAACGGATTATGTAGGCACCGTGACCAGCGTAGCGCAGTCCTTCACCGGCGGTTTAATTTCGGTTGCGGGTTCGCCGATCACCACATCCGGCACGCTGGCTTTGACGGTTGCTGGCACCTCTGGTGGTGTTCCTTACTTTTCCAGCGCGTCAACCTGGGCAACTTCCGCTGCGCTCGCGGCCAGTGCGCTGGTGGTCGGCGGTGGGGCTGGCGCTGCACCGTCAACGATCACAACCGGCACCGGCGTGACAACCGCGCTCGGAGTCAATACCGGAACGGCAGGCGCGTTTGTGGTCAACGGCGGCGCTCTCGGCACACCTTCCAGCGGCACCGTCACGAACCTGACCGGCACCGCCAGCATCAATATCAACGGCACCGTGGGGGCAACGACTCCAACCACGGGGTCTTTCACTACGATGAAGGCTAGTACTGGGGCTGCTGTCGGTGGGGCAACTCCCGGTGCTGGTGGCCTTGCATTCCCCGCCACAGCGGTAGCAGTTGCGGATGCCAATACGCTGGATGATTATGAGGAGGGGACTTTTAATCCAGTTGTAAAAGGTTACACAACTGCTGGAACAGCCACATACGTTCGCCAACAAGGTTATTACACAAAAATTGGAAATAGAGTTTTTATTAACATTGACCTCATTTGGACTTCTGGAACTGGTACGGGTGATTTATTCGTTGATGGGTTAGTTTTCCCTACCTCATCATCTGTAATGATTAAAAATTATGCTGTTTTAACAGACGCTATAACCCTTACTGTTGGAAATTATTTAGCTGGAGCAGGGTCTGGAATTAGCACTACTGAAATTTATATATATCAAAGCTCAGTAGGAACAACTACACAATTAGCTGTTCCTTATGATGCGGCTGGAAGTATAACAATTTCTGGGCAATATTTTGTTTAATTAACTAGATTGGATTATCTAGTCAGACACTTAACTTAAAAGAAAATCAAAATGTCTTTAACAAAACAAGTGGTCATTGACCAAATTACAGTAACCGAGAACGGCATCGTCCTCTATCGTGAGGCAACTCGCATCATGGAAGATGGCAATCAAATCAGCCAAACCTACCATCGTTCAAGCCTCACACCCGCACAAGACCTGACAGGCGTTCCCGCTAATGTTGTTGCAATCTGCAACACAGTCTGGACTGCTGAAGTGATTGCGGCTTATCAAGCCCAAGTAGCATCTCAACGTAACCAAAGAGTTTAAACATGACCACATTTTGCACAAATGTACCTTTCACTGGATCGGGAAATTATGCGGGATCGTTGTTTGACTCAGGCACTGGAATGACGGGGACGCAAGTTTGGCAACAAACTAACACCGTATATACCATTGCTGCAATGGCAGCATCAACCTCGCACACCTTTACAGTAACCTATTTCGTTTGAGGAAAAAAAATGTCGTTAACTAAAGTTTCTAACTCAATGATTACTGGAGCTGTCGCCAACGTGCAAGATTATGGCGCGTCACCGTCGGCTTCGGCAGCGACTAATGTTGCGGCAATTAATGCGGCTATTGCAGCTAATCCTGTGGTGTATTTTCCGTCTGGCACCTATGCAACCAACGCCGCAATAGTTATTAACGCAAAAAATTGCACCTTACTCGGCGCGGGGTTAGATTCTGTGTACCTTGCTTCCACCAACGCCGCTGATGATGTTATTCGAGTAATTGCTGGTGCTAACGGCGTTCTTAACATTAGAGACATCACGACAAGCGGTGGTTTGAACGGCATCTTTATAGACGGATCTACGGGTACTTACCTTGGCGCAAACTCTACTTTGGAAAACATTCATGTAATTGGCCCAGTCAACGCGGGATTAAAAATTCTTGGTAATGACGTTACTGGAAGCACTTTCATTTACGGTCGAGTAAAAAACTATCACTTTGAAGGCAATGTTGGCAGTTTGTACGGCATCTATGCAAAAGGATACAACGTACTTAACACCGCTCACTTTCAAGACTTGCGGATTGTAAGCGGTGTGACCGGTATCCATTTAGAAGAAACTTTATCCACGAACGTATCAACATTATTTGATAACGTAACTATCGAAGACACGGAAAACGAAGCTATTGATATCAACGGATATGACGCTCTATTTATAAACCCGTATTTTGAAGGTTGTGGAGTAGCAACAAACACCGCTGAAATAAACATGAGCGCAACGGTGTCTATATTTTGCAGATTGACTTTAATTAATCCTTATTTTGGCGCTCACGGTACAGCATCAGTTACGACAAATGTTGTTAGCTTTAGAACAAATTATTGTTCTTTGGATATTATTGGTGCTGCGGATCGCGCAACAAAAACAATTGACGGAAACAACAAAACGGCAGGCGGGTATATAAACCTGTACGGTTGGGCGGGTAAATACGTTGTTACAGACTTTTCTTACGGAGAAGTAATTGTAGGGTTATACGAGGCTTCATCGTGGACGGTCAGCATTTATGGTCTGACTACCACACCTACGCAAACCATGCAGATGAGTATGTCCGGTACTAACGTCACAATGACACTACCCGCCGCTTTTACTGGAACAAGCAACAACACATCTAAAGTTCTTACCGGTATGCCAGCCCAATACAGACCGACAGCGGTACGCACTTTCCCCTTGGTCGTTTCTGACAACGGTGGCGCAAGAGTCTACGGAGAAGGGTCCATAGGAACAAATGGCAATATCACAATTTACCCTACGCCAGTAGACGGAAATTGGACCGCCTCAGGTACTTGCGTGATAGACACTTTTAGCATTACCTATATCAAATGATTAGGAAAAATTATGACTGTTAATCTTTCAGCCTTTGGTGGTGTAGGCTGGCAATTCTTTGACAACAACGGC